GATAATCCTGTTATGACAACATTATCAAATTTTTTAAAGTTATGAGGATTATCAGCTGATATGAGGTATCTATCTTTTGATATTGGATAAATTTCAACACCACTAATAGAACTTGTAGCTACACTTACACTTTCAACTGTTTTACCTTTTAAAGTTGCAACTTTAGCAATCGCATTAGTTCCTTTTGTACCTATATTATCAAATATAATTTTATCACCAATTTTGTAACCATCTCCACCAGTTTCTATACCAATGTTTTCAACCTTGCCAGGAGTTACGGATAAAACTTCAACTTTTTGATTAAGATTATTAGGAGTCGTGATGTATGAATACGATACATCACCATCAATTAAATTATATGGTTCAGTATTTCTACAATAATCAAATTCTTCAATTTTATAAACATCCTGATTTGAATCTGGAGTAAAATTGAAAGATTCTGGTTTAGAGTGATATGACTCTCCTATTAGATAAGGGAATACAGGTAATTTATATCCAGAAAATACTGATCCTTGACCTTGAGCAAGAGAGTCATCAATAGTTGCAAAATATGCGTAGGTGCCAGTAGGAAATTCTGGAGTAATGCAGAATCTTCCATTATTTTTATCAAGAACTGATTCATCAACTATTTTTTTATAGGTATAGTCCTCAATAAAAGAACCACCTGGGAAAATCGTGATTGGAGGTCTTTGAACCTTACTAAGAGAATCTTCAATATATCCAGATTTCATCTGGGTAACAACGCCACCATCTTTATTTGAAAATCCATAAGGTCCATAGATTGGGTTTCCATCATATGCCCATCCAATAATTGGCGAATGATTTGCAGACTCAACTTCAATTCCATTAACCTTAACGATGTCATTTTTTCTGTATATTACATTGCCAACTTGATCGCTAGGATGAACGCTCTCTCTAAGGGGTCTAGGAGCGTATAAGTGAGCGTATTGTAGACCATAGGCACTATTTAACCCTCTAGTAATAAAACCATCATCAGATGTAATTTTTGCTGTTTCAAAAAATCTGTTGACTAAATTAATTCTCCATTCTTGTAAAAGTGGATATAATTGAGCACCTGAACCTACAGATTCAATTGTAACTTCTGTGCTATCTTGTGTGTAATCTTTACCACCTGAAATTACTTTAACGTAATCTATTGCTTTTGTTTCTGTGCTTCCTGATCCAACGGTTTTAAGCACAGGAGTAAGAACAGCTCCAACTCCACTACCGCTTATCAAAACATCTGGAATTGAAAAATATCCAGATCCACTATTTTCGACCACTATCTCATCTATTGCACCATTTTTAATAATTGGTTTTAATTGCGCGTCTGATCCAATACCAGGAGTGATACTAGGGAGTCTTTCAAAATTAATTATTTCAGATGCTCCATATCCAACACCATTTTGCGTCAAATCGATTGACGTAATTTGACCTCTGAAGATGGGTTGAATTTGTGCTTCAAAATTTGTGTTACCGGTTGATGCTAAACCAACTCTTCCAGTTAATGTTACTTCAATATCAGGATAGTTAAAGATATGAGTTCCTACACCAACAGATTCAATATTTAAATATTGTTTTGTTTTATAGAAAATATCTTTATTGGTGGTAACTCCTACATTAGATAATTTAAAATTATCATTATCAACTTTTGTGATATAATATTGAGTATTTGTTGTTAATCCAGTTGGTGATGTCCCATTACAAGTATAATTGATAATATCACCAGAATTAAAATCATGATTTACTACGTTAAAAACATTTAATGCAGTATTGATTCCCGCAGGAGTAATTGATCTTTTATTATTACGATACCCTTCACCACTAGAAAGAATAGTTATAGACTCGATTAATTTTTTATTTTTAATCGCTTTGATAAATTGAACACCAGAACCAAAAGAAGATAATACAATTGTGTTTATTCCAGATACAGCATCACCTTGTGACGGATGCAATCTTATTGTTGTTAATCCAACTTGTGATACAAAATAAGATGTATTAGTAGTAAGACCTCCAACTACTGTTTGATTTTCTGAGATATAAAGAACTTTTTCCCCAGTTTTGAACTTATGAAATGTTCCAAACCCAATAGTCGATGGAAGACTTCCTGTTGTTCCTAAACCTACATTTCCTGCAACTGCATCCGCATTAAATGAAATTTTGTGTTCAGCACTTCTAAGGGAAACAGACGCATTGGCACCAGAACCACCACCACCTGAAATTGTAATCTTAGGCACTTCTTCATAATCAAATCCAGGATCTATTAATCTGATTTCCTCTAAACTACCAGAGACAGAAATAGTGCCAGTCGCTCCTGTGCCCACTGAGTCATTAATACTAAGAATTGGAGGATTTATTACATCGTAATTATCACCACCACTTAATACATCTATCTTTTTTATTTCACCATATTTTACAACATCTTTTGATTTGTAATTAAGAATTTCAACACCATTAATTAAAATACCAGTTTGTCCTGGATTAGTTACATTGTCACTATCTGCTGCTACTGGGGGCAGCAGTTTTCTGTAGAGTTTTTGTGTTTCAAGAGTTCTTTTTCTAAAATCATATAGATCAAATTTATTGTTCGAGACAGGAGTAGCACTATCAAGTGAGATGTAGTTTGAATTATACAATTCAGTTCTACTTTTTGCCAGTTTAATTTTTCTAGGCGAAACTCTCTCTACAAAATATAAACCCTCACCACCATCGTTACCATCAAAAAGGGCACTACCAAGAACATTTTTGGATGTTGTTATCCCTGTCTGCCTATTAGTGCTTGTTTCTTCAATTATTTCAGGCGTGTAATATAATGCATCTCCAGTATAGAAACCATGATCTCCAGTAAGAAGAATTTCAAATTCACTGCCAATAAATGTTCCTGAAAATTCTACTGATCTAGATGTTGCATTCAGAGAATTAGCATTATAAAATGGAATAGAAGATGAAGATACAATTATATCATCCTCGTATTTTTTCTTATATAAATTTTGTACGTTTGCAGTATATACTACAGCCCCTGGAAAATTATTTGATTCTGCTTTTAAAAGAGATCTTTTTGCAATAAAACTCTCAGTGCTTCTTAATTCTCCTTGACCCTTTATCAAAACAGATCTCTCTGTAATAATCTTGGTTACAGTTGCTAATGGTTTATCCCCAGAAACATTTCCATTGATAGTTAATCTATCACCAACTTTAAAATAATGATCTTTATCAAAATAAATTCTAAACGTATTATCTGAAGCATCAATTAATGAAAAATCTGAAATATTATAAGATGGAGCAGTATTATAATACCAATTATTAAATTTAAATGTTGTATTACCTATACCTAAAGTTTTAATTAAAATAGTATCATTTATTCCTTGTTGATATGTGTCAGGATGTTCACAATCAGCAATTACATTATTAATTCTTACAGTAATAGTTTCATCAAAATTGCTATTTGATCTACCATAAGCAAAAGTGTTTATTCCTATTATGGCAGAGTCGAGAATCTCCTTATCAACTCCAGTAACACCAAAAAACTGATTGTTTGATTTTGAAGTATATGAAACAACTCCAGTTGTATTGTCATTAAATTTTACGAATAGATCACCACTAGTTGCAAACCCAATAGTTGAATCAACATCAAGAACAGTCAGACCTATACCTGCGTTACCGATGAGTCTTGTCTTAGATTGAACTCCAAATGCCCCATAAATTGACCCATCTACTCTAATATCTTTATTAGATCCAGCATCTACGCTTAGTCTATAAAATGTTTGACCAGTTCCCGTAATTATAGTTTCAACATTAGAAATTGGAGCATATGCTTTTTCTTGATCCTCATATGCATCCTGGAATAAGGTCATTAATTCAAGATTTACAGGATCTCCCGAAATCGGTTCAACAACTAGATCATTTGTTACATTATATTGAGCATTTGATGGAGTGAATAAAAATTCACCAGGTCTTACAATTTTAACATTTTCTGAGTAGAGTGCCTTAAATAAAATTTCGTAAGATCTATCGGTTCCTTTACTAAGATAAAAATCTTTTGAATTTTTAAGAAAAACTTTTTGATCTAAATTTTGATTTAATTCACGATTTTCTAGTCCAGGTAAAATTTGGGTTTTTGTTTTATGTAAAAACTCTTTTAAAAATAAATTTGATAAATTTTCAACTTTAGAACCAAAAGTATGAGCAGCGCCAACGCTTGTATCAAATACTAATTGTTCAGGATTAGAAGGAGATGAATATGAAGTAATTCCACTAAATCCTCTAACACATCCAGTAAAAGATGATTTTGTTTTACCTGTATATGTAATAATTTCATCATCAATTTTTAAAAGTCCATATGAATCTGGAAATCCATCAGTTCCGGCAGGATTTTTTGAAAGATCGATATTTATAACATTTTCAAAAGAATTAATAACAGTACTTAATCCCACAGAAGTGGATAAGTTTGTTGTTTCATCAATTTTGACATATTTGTCAATATTTTGAAGTAAATCAAGGGGAGCTCCTTGATATTCTTGCGCGATATAATATTGTTTTAAAAATTCGGTTACTAATGGAAAGTCCTCCCTTACATACTGAGGGACTTGATTTTTTACAACGGAGTTGATCTGAATTCTTTTCTCTGACATTTTATCTCTATTGATTAGTAACCGCTTCCGCCGCCTGATCCAGATCCACCTGTCGATGATCCAGTTGTGCTAACGGTAGTTGAAGGTACAGATGTTGTTGTGGTTGGGGTAGTAGTGGTAGGTCTAGAAGTTGCTGTAGTTGGTGTAGAGGTTCTTACAATAGATCCTCTTCCACCTTCTCTCACAAGATTACCATTTGGATAACTTGAGGTTACAATATAATTAGATCCTGCAGGATCTAATCCCGAAGAAATTTCATCCACAACAGTTTCAAAATTACTGTTACTTATATCTAGTTGCAAATAAAGATCCTGTAATCCGATTACATCGTTAGAATTAGGAGTTGCTTCAATTTCTATAATTGTCTGTCCATCCTTTAACATACCACCTTGAATATTAATAGGATTTATTGTTATAACACCATTTACATAATCAATAAAACCAACATTTCTTCTTAGGATTGATGGAGATTGCGATCCAACATTAGGAAGAGTAAAGAGAAAGAGTGTTCCTGTTTCTCTGTCAGATCTTGGTAAGTCTCCAAGATAGACATCTTGAGAGATACCATCTATTTTAAAGGCAGATGTTTTAATATTGAATCCAGCAGGATCTTTAACTTGGAACCTATTACCAAAACCAATTTGATATTCAGCAAAAGCATTTAAGACAACTCTTAAATCTCTCCTCATGCGAAGAGTGGTGATATTAGAAGTGATTGATTCATGACTATCGTCAACGATTTTTAAAAACTTGCTATATTTAAATCTAGCGCCATACTTATTAAGTTCAGTCGATTCAGCATACTTATTAGCATTATTTTGAACTACAGACGATACAAGTGCAGATGATTCTGCTTTATTTGTATTGTAGTATACTTTTGAGTCTACTTCGATGTAAAGATATTTAAGATCAAGTATTTCTGGAACAATACCAGCAACAGCAAATTTCTTTAATTTATTTTTTATATTTTGTTTTACAAGATTTGGTAAAAAATCACCAGTTCTTGGTTTAATGCTAATGAATACTTTTCCATATTGAGGAGGAATTAACTCTTCACCGCCAAAAACAGAAATAGACTCAGTTTCAGGATAAATTCTTGTTGGAATTAAAGTTTCGTAATCATCTGCTGTAAGTGCTCTATTTTGCGAAGCATAGATCCTTGGAGCATATCTACGAATAGACTCCACAGACTCGATTATATCGCCCCCAGAGGACGATAAACCGGTTGTTAGGAGTGATATGCCCGATGTAACTGTATATGTCTGTGCGTTCCTTGTATAGGTCAATCTACCAGAAAATTGGAATGAAGAAATACCATTTCCACCATCTCCATTTGACGTAATATAATTTGCTGTTATATAATTACCTTCTTCAAGTGCCTTACCAAAAATATTATCCCCAAAGAAAATTTCATATCTCTCATCAGAGATTTCTTGTAGGAAATAAACTTTTGATTCGCCACCAATATTAAATATACTATCTTGACTAGTATATTTTGTTGAAGCAGAAGAATTTTCGTTATTTTTAACAGTTACAGAAATAAGAGACGTATCAACACCAGAATTTGGTAAAATAAATTTTTGATTAGGAATTCTAGTGCTGTATGTAAAATTAGAACTTAGTAATATTCCCTCATATATTGAAATATCATCAAAACTTGCAATATTATTAAATACTGGAACCGTAATATCGTTTAAAATACAAAAAGTTCTTGAATCATTACCAAAACTACCAGATGTTGTTGCTATAATACCTTTATTAAGAGTAATTGATGCAGGAGTGGGTGAAATATTGCTGGTATCTACGAAAAAACTTACTGTTGCTCTCGCTGATTTTCTAGATCTAGGAACATACCCAATGTTTCTTGCTAAAGCAACGATATTTTCTCTTAAAGTTGCAGTATCAATAAAAACCTCATTCGCAACCATGTTTGCGTTATATGAGGAGATATAA